CTATTCCTATAAAACGATAAATCAGTTTGAACATCTGTTCTTTGTTGAACAGGTGCTCCACCATAATTATCTTGTTTGTCATTATTTTCGCATCTTTCAAGAGCTGCGATATACATTTGTAACCAATTGCTTTTTTGGTCTGGATCCACTCCACCAATAAAATTAGATGCATGGTAAAGACTACCATACAAATAAATACCTGGATGATTACTTAAAATATAATTGCTGGAATTGGCATTATTTGAGCTAAGAGATTCCAAGTTTTTATAATATGATAAGTAGCCAGTATAAGTAGTATCAGGACTAGGACCAAATCTGAAGTGTTCGGTTTCATTATCTGCCTCAATTGTATATGATCTAGGTCTACCAGTTCTAGAACCTCCTCTAATTTCAAACATATTATGTGGTGTAATATATTCTAAAGGAAATTTAGTACTAGCTGATAGAATATAAAAGGATCTAACACCAATAAAACCAGTTGGTACAGTTACAGTCTCAGCATTAATAGTAACAGTATCAATCTGTTCCATTTGTCTGATCCTTAATTTTGAATTAAAATCAGCTTCAGTTAATTTGATAAAATCATCAGCAATCTCATTCGTCAAATCACTTCGATTTAACCAATTAGCTATAGCTGTTTTTAATGATGTGTAAGTATTTAATGCCATTATAATGATCCTTCTGAGGTTCTAAAATATCTAAAATCACTAGAATTTAATTTCTTAGTTAATATTTTTTTTTGTGTTTCTTTTGGTAAAGCCCACCAATTACGTGTACCATTGTATTCTTTTGTCCATATTTGTAATATAATAGGCGGTACACTAGCAACTCTTCTCATGTCTCTAGAAGCAGTATAACCATCGTTTAAGTTATAAAGTTCTTTGTTCCTTTTCATTAAAGGATTGAGATCTTGCTGATTATTAATTGTTAATTTACCATCAGACTCTTGTATATATTTAGTCTTGGTATTATCAGCATTCCATTCTGTTGCTCTGACTTTTGCCATTATTCAGATAATTGTGATATATATATAGCTCCTGTGCCAGATGCTAATATAGCAGCAACTTTTTCGCCTGGAGAAACTTTCCAAATTTCAATTTCTTTAGCAGGTAAAAATGTTTTGCTTGATGTAGCAGTAGGTGAAGCAGCAAAAGTAATCCAACAATCAGTATCAGATACAATTCTTACATATTCTACATTTTCTCCAAATGCCGCAGAAGCTGCAGAACTGTTTGATGTTGCTACTTTTTCTAAAGTAACTTCCCTTAATCCATAGTTCATATTTTGTTCTCCTTATGTTTTGGTAATGTTCCCAGAACGTTCCAGGAACATTTACCGATTTAAATTATCTTCTTATAACGAATGTTACATTAAGTTTAACTGCGTTGCTAGAAGCTCCGTCAGTTATCATTTCAATAGTTCCATCTTCAGCAACGTCATTAGCTGCAGTTGGTTCTGCTGTATCAACATCTCCAGCAGCAGATCCAGATTGTGTTACTGTAATCCCGCCACCAGTTATTGCTGTACCACCAATTTCGAAAGAAATTCCTCCATTGGCTGTTCCAATTGCTCCTTGAAGAGCAGTTATAATTTTTATTACTTTACCTCCATCAGGTACAGGCACGAATGTTGATGATGCTGTACTGATGTCTGCGATTGCTGCATGTAAAAAATAGTCGTTTAATGTTCTCATGTTTATATTCCTTTAATGTTCCGCCTTTAACCTTCTCTCAAGACTTCATTGTTAGAATCTGCTGGGCGAGCAGATTTAAGGTTACTCGCCCAAACAGTTATTTAGTTATTACGATGTTGTCAAGTCTGCTACGCAGCCACTTGCAGCTTCGTTTCTAGATTCCAGAGTTGCTTCTAAAAGAAGTTGTTTTTTCTCTGTGTCTCCAGTTTTTGAAAGATCATGCATTTGAAAGTCTCTTAAGAAAGCTACTCCCCAGTAATCCATGTCTAATACCCAAGCATCTCTATCTCTAGAGAATCTGTTAGGTACTACTTGAAGCTGACCAAAGTCAGAAGCGTAAACATCAACTGATGTATACAAAGTTGCATCAGCACCTGCATCGAATCTAGTACTATTACCAGTAAATCCTGATAATTTTTGCTTGTTGAAAGGACCAACCATAACCATAGTTGGATTTCCACCTTGCTCCCATACTGATTTAATTACAGATTTCAAGAGAGATTCTGTGAAAACTCTTTGAGTTCCATCAGTTGCTGCAGTATTACCTGCTGCTCCAGATGTTCCAGAAGTTCCCATTACGTCATTAGTAGCAACCCATGCTCTTAATGAACCCATTTCTCTTGCTGTTGTAGCGTTACCTGTTACTTCAGCGTTGTTTGTTGTTAACATTGCTTCCAAGTCTCTTTTAAGCTCTTTAGCTCTTTTAGCTACTTGATAAGCGATCTCAGATGCTCTACCAGCTTTGTTAACTGCTTCTTGCGTACCTGTGATTACAACTGTTTTGTCCATAATTTGACAAGAGTTAGATAATCTAGTTGTTGCAG